CTCTTGGCCTTCGTAGATGAATCTATACGTTGTCATTGCTTACTCTCCTTAACAGTTCAAAAAAATAATCACAGTCTACCACAACCAAGGGCTTATCTCTGTTTTGCTTGATGACGAGCACTGGCTCGTATCCTCTACAGTTGTCCTTCGCTTGTTGATAATGTCCATATACTGAGATGCTTGCTCTGGACTTGCATTCCACACTGATTGGTAGCTTCCGTCTGGCTGCTGGACTAAGAAGCAGGTCTTCCCCCGACACGCCCATGCTAACTGAACGAACATCATCAGGCTCCAGAGCGAACTTTGCGATTATAAGGTCTCTTACTACCTGCTGTAGAACTCTTCCCTTTGCTTTCGCTGATGATGGCTTCAATGTCGATTTCCTTCCTAGTTTTAATCCACGACTTCGGTATGTGCATTCTGGAGTTGCTGGAGTCCATGCTGACTGTGTTAGCAACACAGATGGCATCGTCTGACTCTGACACAATCCAACCGATGCTAAAGCACCGATGTATCTCTGTCTTGACGCCTTCTTGCCATCCTGCATCGGCTACGGCATCAACCCATTCAACATAAACTATCGGGGCTTTTTCCAGACCTGATTTGGTTTTCTTCGTATCCATAGCAAAGTTGCCTGCTCTTCTAAGTAAGTTTCATCATTATCGTATGCTTTAAGTACAGCGGCATACAACTCATCTTCAGTTTTACAGCCTTTTAAAATCTTTTCTGCCTTCTTAGGCCCAATGCCTTTCAACCCAGGCACATTATCAACACGATCACCAGTCAGCACTTGCATATAAAAGGTGTACAGTGTGTCGTCTTCATCAACCCAAAACTTTTCATTCTTTCTGAAGTTGTAATGCCATCCGCGAATCATATTCAAATCTTTGTCGGTGGTGCAGATAACATACTCTTCAGGGTCCAGCGAATAAGCAGCAATGCCGATGGCATCATCAGCTTCTTGATACTGTTCTATTCCAAACTTCCAGGCGGTATTTAGGTATGTCCTAAGTAACTCTAAGTGCTTAGGCTTTTCTTGTGTTCTGGTGCCTTTGTAAGGCTGTGTCTTGGCTACTGTTGTACGAAAATTCTGATAACCTGTGAGCCAGCCATCAGCATCGTCACAACCAGCATGAATGTATACGAGGTCTTCAAGGTATTCAGAGCACTTGCTGATAGCAGTCTTATCGTCATAGTCCTCGCATCCAGCAGCGATTGTATAAGCGATAATGTCGCCATCAACAAGTGCGATCATTGATTATACCCGCGAGATGGAGTAACCGAGTTGTCCGTGGATACGGCTCAGTCCTTTGCTTCGCAGATATTTACGCAGTGCATTACGAGCCTGCTCATACTTAGTCAGTCCCGAGAATGCCTTCAGTGATACTTTACGACCATTAAACTTAATAACGTACATAATTATCCTTTCGGTTATGTTTACAGCGCTTCTTCTTCATCAACCTCTTCTGCATTACTCGCATCGTAGGTCACCAAACTATCTATGATACACTTCTTTAATGAGGGAGATAGTCCAACTTTACGTTCATATTTCCACTCATAAAGACCAACTACAGCCGTAGCCGTAGATCCGTTACCAATGGCAACATCTTTTAAATCATTGCCACTGGAATCGAATATTTCAAATGGGATTGTGCTCTTACAAGTAATGAAGAAGCCTTTCTCTGGCTTATCTTCGCGCTTACTAACACTAAGTCCCAAAGATTCAATCGCTTTTACAGCGTTCGGCGAAAGATTACATAAATCAATTGTGTATCTTTTAGCCATTGAATTGATTTTATTGTGAAAGCACCACATGACTGTGGCTTTAACCTTCACTGGTTTTGCTACATCATTCATCTGATTCTCCTTTTAGGTCAATGAATTTTGATACTAGGGTCTAACTTCTTTTTTTGCTCTTCAGCCACCATCATAGCAGCAGTATCTAAAATGTCAAGCAAATCATCAAATTTACTTTCCAGGTTCTTAGAATACGCCACATGAACCTCTTTGTCCACAACGGCAATAAGAATTGCTGTGTCCGGCTCTGGTAATTCGTCTAATGCGTCTGACACCAATTATCTCCAATCTTGTATTCACCGTCCAATGGACACCTCATCTGCAATGCTACACCAGCTTTGCGGATACTGTCAACTGCTAATTCCCCTACTTTTTGTGCGTGTTCTTCCTTTACCTCTAGCTGGAACTCATCATGCACATTAACTACGAAACGAGCATCTAACTTGTACCGTCTAAGTTCAGTATCAAGCAAGACCAGTGCCTTCTTCATCACTATCGCACCAGCGCCCTGTAGTAGCGTGTTAAGTGCTGCGTGTGCGGAGCGAATGTGTAGTTTCCTACCGTCAAGACCTGGTAAAGTCCCCTGTAGCGATAGCTTGTCAACCGTTTTGCGAAGGCGTTGCAAAGACGGCGTGTTCCGAAGAAAAGTATCGATGAGTTTCTGGCCGTGCGTTGCCGAACCACCAACAATTTTCCCGATCTTGGCAGGTCCTGCCCCGTATAGTAAAGCGTAGATGAATGTCTTCGCTTGCGCTCGTGTTTGAAGACCCGCTGCAGTTTGGTTTTTGGTGTGGATGTCACCTTCAACGATTTCTGGCTAACATCCTAAGTTCTAACGATGCAGCGTCACAGCCAACGAGTTTATAGCCTCGTGGTACGGTGAAGAGACTACGACACTCTGCACCATACTCTGATCCTACCGAAGGCACCTGAGCCATATTTGGGCTACTGTGTGTCATTCTGCCTGTGACTGCTCCGTTGGTGATGACCTTACCGTGAATCCGTCCGTCCTCTGCCGTAGCATCAATCCATGACTCAATCTGAGCCACCCGTTTCTGTATGAGTAAATACTCTGCGATTGCCTTGGCTTCTGGAATATCAACGCCTGCAAGAGTGGATTCATCAACTATCACTTGGCCTTTTTCTGTGTGCTTTTTCGGGGACCAGCCTTTTTCGATGAGCCTTTTTGCGATTTGTTGCCGTGAGCCGGGGTTAAAGATTTCGACATCGTCTTTAAGTCTCTTTCCTGTTTTTGTACTAATTCGCTCGGTAACGATTGGCGGAAAGATGCTATGTAAGGATGCCTCAATTGAAGCCATTTTATCTTTAAGGCTTGCCAATAGGACCATAGCGTTAGGCATATCGAATTTAAAGCCGTTTCGCTCTTGCTTTGCGATGATGACTGCGACTTGGTGTTCAAGTTCGACTGAGTCTTTTGAGAAGTCATATTGTTTCTGTTCCTCTAAAAGTTTATAGTAAACCTTCTCCAGTACATCTGTGTCTCTGCGGCAGTATTTCTCAAGCAGCGCCATGTGCGGATTATCAAACGCCTCAGAACTGTTTTTGTCATAAGGCTTTTTATTGATCCGGTGCCACACACGGCTGTAATCAATCTTTTTTGTTCCTAACTTCGTAGCCCACTCTTTTAGACTGTGGCCTCCTTCTCGGTTTGGGTTCATCAGTCTTGACATGACCAGGGTATCTATGCACATCGATGGAACTATCTTCGTATTCCATAGCCTGTTCAATACTGGGTAATCGAATCCTATTCCGTTGTGTGCCACTAACAACGGCTTGGCCTCTAACATTTTTAATAAAGTGTCTGCCTTGTGATGACATCTAACTTCCCCGCTTCTTGCGTCCTTTGTCACTGCTAGCCAGATTTGGCTGGCTTTGCTGTTCGTCTCTATGTCCAGGAATAGCATCGATCTGCTGCCATCTTGTTTCATCTTCTGCCTTTTTCAGAATTGTTCCATCGTCCATAAGTATGTACAGTGTCAATACACCATTCTTGTTCATCGCTGATGATACACTAATTGGGGTCATTTTTCATCCTCAGATTTATAACTTCGATGTTCAGGCAATTAACTAACTCGTCTGAGATTCTAAGTTCATTCTCTAGTCTGTCCATCCGTGCTCTCATCATAGCATTTTCACGCTCAAGTTCTGCAGTGTAGGCAGAAACATATTCATCAAGCTGCTCCTTTGTTTTGATGTAGTCTAGAGGATTCCAAGGCGATAGTGTTACTTCATATGGGACACCACTAACCTTCACCATAGGACCTCCACAGTGCAAACAGTATCGTAGCCAGCATTAACCACAGAAACGGTATGATAGTCATTTTGTCGCCATTAAGTAAAGACCGATGTTAGAAAAGGCATAGCCACCGTATACGACCAACATTGCTGTGTTGCCTTTGATGCCTTGCTCCACAGCAATGTAGGCGTATATCATGCCTGTGACGATAATCAACCAAGCGCTCATGCAGCTTTCTTGAGAGCCTCAATAGACTTTTCTAAGGTCTTGATGACCATATCACGCTGCTGGTCATACATCTTATCAAAGCCCAACTTGCTTGATCGAACATCAATAAACTCTTTGACGATGTCTTTCATCGAAAACTTTTCATTGATGATTGGGTCATCGCCGTTGCCTAGAAATACCGAGCATTCCAGATAGCCATCATCATCAAAGCCGATGTAGTTATCCAATTTTAGTTTCAGTTCCGACTGTTTCATAAAACTCTCCTGTTTTGATTAAGGTTTCTTTAGCCAACTTTCTTACTTCCTGAGACACTGCCCACCCCAGTTCTTCAGGGTGTAGCAGCGACCACAGAAACTTTACATAGATCTTGACTCGTGCCTCTTCATCGTCACGCTGCTCTGTCAAAGTCCGAATCTCTTCATGCAACTGATCAATCTCTTTGTCTTTCTCTTCCAGGTAGACATTGACCTTTGCTGATGACCAGTTCTCTATCATTTCAGGCCTTTCAGTATTGATGACACAAATGCTAGTATACCCAAAATTGTTGCAGTCATGTGTTCTTCTCCTTTAGTTTGGCTTCGATGGCTCGGGCAAAGTCAAATTCATCCTCGTTCTCCATCAATTCATAGATGTCTGCTTCAGTAAGACTAATCCATTCCCGATTTTTAAAATACTCTGGATATGTTTCAATATATTCTTTAGTAGCTGAAGCTACTGGCGATGCGTCGCAACTTCTTCCAACTTGCATCACACCATTTCTGGCTGTTAGCCAACCAGCAAAATGATAAAGGTCTGTTGGATCTATGCAAATTCGTCCGTATTCATCAACAAGTAGTCTAGCAAAACACTCTAACCACTCGACCATATTTCTGTCGCAGTCCCATTCACGATCAGCTTCTTTAGCAAATTTGATAAGGCTATCTCTGTTCATTTAATCCCTCCTTGCCAAATAGCAACTGATAGCCTGTCACGCTCTGTTTGTACAATTTTAAGGACATCTTTTTGCATAGGCATTTTAGTCCCCTGTAAAACTTCTATTGCTATTGCTTCACGCTCTCTTCTTGCCGCTTCCTGTGCAATGGCTAAACATAACGTAGGGGTAAGTCTGTTGTCGTATTGAGCAATATATTTTTCAATATCTTCCAGCGTCATGTGTTCTTCTCCTTTAGTTTGGCTTCGATGGCTTTGGCAAAAGCCTGTTCATCAAGAAAGCCCCATTTTTTACTGAGGCTTTGATCAACTAATTCCCAGACTTCATCATCAGTCAGCCCGACCCATTCACGCTTCAATGGCTCGTAGTCTAACCAGTCGCTTTGCGGTGTCAGTTTGACTTTGATGCTTTGCAATGTGCCGTCAGGGTTGTAGTTATGGACTATTGCTGGTTCCCATTTGTAGGACTCCGGTTGCGCTAGTGCTTGGCGTAGTGCTTCCATTCTTTCTCTAAACATTTTTCTTCGTGGCTCAGAAATATCCCAGCCCCACGCTTCCAACACCGCCTCTGCTGCTTTGCGTAGGTCAGTCATAGTGAAGCCTCATTTATCTCGGTCATGCGGCCAGTGTATTTGTCATAGAGCACAGCACAGGCCTTACCAGTCTCGCCACTGTAACGATTCTTTATGACTCGCACTCTAGTAGTATTCCTTTCAATAGGGTCTTCATGTTGAGCAGCACGTTCGAGGCCTAACACCATATCTGCCAATTGTCCAATGCTACCAGAGCCACGCAATTGTGACAAGCTGGTGGCGGCGCCTTCCTCGTGGCCTTTGCCATCAGGCCTTTTTAGGTGTGACACAACAAACAAGGTTATGCCCAATTCCTGCACGATCACGCGCAATTTGGTCATGATTTCGTCCAATGCCTTACGCTCATCAGAATGGTCTTGTGCGGAGACAACGATGGACACGTGGTCTAAGAGGATGAACTTGCAATCCAAGCCCCTAGCAAAATAGCGCACCCTGTTAATAATGTTGTCGATAGCAGTGCTACCAAAACAATCATAAAAGAATAATCTATTCGAGCCAAGAGTTTTATCAAAAGCCTCTCTCTTTTGTCTTTCATCTACTTCCACCTCTGATAAGTGTAAAGGTTTATTGATCGCCAGTGACATAATGCTCAAGGCAGTCTTTCTCACTGACTCTTCCAAGAACATGATGCCGATGTTCTCTTGTGTTTCACAAAGTAACTGCCATATCACTTCACGCATGAACTGTGACTTGCCAAGACCAGAGCCAGCAGTGACAACAATTAACTCCTGTGAACGGAGTCCACCTGTCACGACATTGAGACCAGCATAGGGATAGTGTGCGACTGACTTCTCCAACGGCTGCATGACCAACTCAAGCAATTCTGAGCCAGCAACAATACCATCAGGCACATATTGCTCCGCTGCCCACCATGCCTTCACAAAGTCAGCACCTTTGTTATCCCTAAGATAGTCGCAGGCATCCTTATAGCCTTGGCCCATCTTCATAACTTTGGCTTTACTACCAAACAACTCAGCCACTTCCTTGGCGGCTTTCATGCCTGGTTCATCAGCATCGAATGCTACCACAATAGTCTCAAAGCTGTCAAGCCATTGATATTGTGACTTACAGTCCTTGACTGCTGACTGTGCACCATTCTTGATGGACACCACAGGATACTTTGAACCCATCATCTGATAAGCCGCTAGTGCATCAAGTTCGCCTTCCACGATGGTCACATACTTACCACCTTTGTTCCACATCGCTTGTCCGAACAAGAGTGCATCCTTGATATTGCCTTGGCTACGGAATTGCTTATCAGGGACAACCCTAATCTTATAGGCCACCTCCGTGCCTCTGGCATCAGTGAATGGGTAGTAATGCTCGATGCCTGTCTGCATCACGCCATAGGCCTCACAGGTGGCTTTGGTGATGCCTCTCTCAGGTATACTCCCAAAATAGGCGCTAATGGGTCTAATTTGGCCTGTAACGGCTTTGTTAGTCATGGGTAATACCTTCCCCTCGGTTGAGGCAGCAAGGCCGTCAGAGGCCTTAAAATAGGTCTTACAATTGAAACAATAGGCAGAGGCATCAGAATAGACAGCTTTGGCATCACTGCTGCCGCAGGAATCACAGGCCTCGTGTTTGACAAACTTAGTCTGTGTCTGCATTTAAAACCTCCAATGCCACGGCGTTTGCATCGTTAGTGTCCTTTAGTTGACTAAAATGGTCAAGCATCGCCAGCAATTGAAATGCTTGCCGACACTCCGGCCTTGTTCTAAGCACACAATCCAAGACATCTGACACCATAGTCTCAGTGTCCACATTATAACTGACTAGCAATTCAGCAATATCATGGACTGTTGAAAAATACATTTGCTCAGTTTCCCACGGTTGCATGGTGTAGCCCTACCTTTCATTGATGTAACAACATTGATAAAAGAAATAATTATAAATATAAACCATTAGCATCATTAGTGCTATAGCACTATAGTATCAATATAGTCTTTAATAGCAAGAATCGTGCCAACTATCTATCATAATAGCGGTCATTATAGGAATCAGCACCAAAAGGGTCAGAATCGTCAGCAAGGCCGTTTTCAGCCTCACTGTCGGCTTCTCCGATGTCGTCTAGGTCCGACATAAGGTTGATGTTCCCAACGGCAACACAGTCGGTTTTAATCGTTCCTAGGCAGTGTTTACACAATGAGACATATTCACGACTAAAGACAGACCTCACCGATGACTCATAATCGGTTAAGATTTCATTACAAGCAGCGCATCGCATTAGTGTGTCCCCTTTATCCTTGTCTTTTCTCTTGTGTTTCCCTGCTCCGCTTCTCTGAGCATACTTCGCTACTAGGTTTCTCATGTTGTCCTCTCAGTTCACTAGGTGGAACGAATCCAAACTTGCGCCATGTCCGCATCACATCGGTTTTTACAGCTTCAATGTATTCTTTCTCGGGGTTATTAAGCAGCCAAGACATTTTCAATTATCCTTTTCTTTTCAAGTTTAATCACGGCATCAGCGAATCGAAGTAAATCGTTCTCCTTGCCATACCAATTGTCAAAGTCTGACATCTCTAGAAATTCGTCCATAAGCTCAACAAGCTCCTCTTCAGTCGCTAGCATCTTAGACTCTCCTTATATAACAAGTATTTCGTCAAGTTCTTTTCTTAATCCCGCAAACTTTTCTTGTAAAACCTCCACCACGGCAAGACTTTGCTCATGCTCATGAGACAACGAGGCAAGTTCTAGCAGTCTCTCGCAAGTCATAAACCCACCGCCTACAGAATACATTTGTTCGACTGTTTCGGTGTATTCTTTGAACATCTCTAGCAGGTTTTTTACTGTTTCCTCCGTTATCGGAACAACCGCACCTTTCTTGGTTAGATTGTAGCAATAGTTCCATGCGTTATGATTGACTTTCGTCATGACTCAGTTCCTCCTGATTAAGTTTAATGCAGATCACAAGCTCCTCTGCCAATGCTGGCTTATACTCCACCAGCAAGCCGGAGAAATACCCCAGCCCATACTTGCCAAGGCCCTCAAGCTCCATCACAAGCTCTGAAGCTCTTAATTCGATGTCATTCGCCATAGGTTTCTGCCTTTCCTCTTAGTGATCGAAAGTTTTGCTGCTCGCAGTGAAGCATACCATTTATTAAACAGCCAGCAGCGGCCTGTATATTCGCACTGCTCTATCTTAGTGCCACCATAGAAAAGGATTTTCATTTGATATTCCAGGGTTTCATGATCTGCACAACAGCGCCCAATGCTAGCAAAAGGCCAGCGATTTGAAAAGCAAGCCAGTAGTCCATGTTTAAGCCTCCTCTGTCATTGTGTCAATCAATTCTTTGCCGATGTCGTAAACCATCTCCGAAAAGCCTGATTTTGATTCAAACTCCTCCAAAATGTCCTTTACGGCTATGCCCTCGAAGATATAAAAACCAAGTCTGTCGCATATTTTAGCATGTAATTGCCATAACTCTTCTTGTGATAAGTTTTCGATGTTCATTCTTGCGCCTTGTTCCATGATTAAAACTCCTTGGTTGAGATTTCAATTACTTGCTCGTCATTCTTTGCCTTGAGTGCCTCAATTATAGCGTCATTCTCTAAGGCAATGGCTGGCTCTATGTTGTGCTCTCCGCACAGTGCTAGAAATTCTAATTTGGTCATGATTAGATGCCTTTCACGAGGTTGTCGAAATAGTCCTGCGGTTTAACGATAGCTGCACTAGCGCCCCATTTTGTAATGTGTCGTGTTGTGGTCTTGCTCCACTTGTAGTCGGTCTTGTAATACTTTCCGGCCTGAAACGATGCAACAGGTGTCTCGTAAGAAAACAACACATGAGTGCCATCGGTCAGAGTTAACTCGGTCATGTTTGATGCAATGCTTCTGATTTTCATGGTCTAGGTTCCTTTGGTTTAGATTGATAAGTTAGTTATGTTAAGTGTTAAAGCATTGAATTTAGCACAAAAACGCTTCATCAATTCTTCGTCATTAAAAATCTTCATAAAGTGGTTTCTCTCTTTGATAAGCCATTGATGATAGTAGTCATGCCCATCATCTGCAAAGATTTCTAAAGCCATTGAAGCAGACATTGATGCTTCATCCTCAGGCCAATTATCGACTGCATCGTTATAAATAGACATTTCTGATCCTTTGGTTTAGTTAAGTGCCTAAGACTGTCTCTCGACAGTTTCGCCTATTGAAGGCTCATCAGTCAGGCTCACTCTGGTTGATTATTTATCGAATATTACAGCCTGCTTTTCTAGCTTGTAAACTACCGCCACTCTAGTGCCTGCTAGATTGTTTCCATAATCCAACACTTTACCGTCAACAACAGCCAAGACATGACCACGAACCTTGAGCACATATCGGCCATGCCGCAGCCTTGGCAGTATCTTTTCTAGCGTGATTCCTGCCTGCCTTTCGATGTTGTATTTATGAGACACAAAACGAGCGCCTTTAGTGCTGCCGTGCACTGACAACAGTTTTAAACCAAGACGCTCATAAACAGGTTGCCAATCAGACACAACCATGCCGTGCCTAGGTTTCCTGCCTGCCTTGGCAAGAATGCCGTGAGAGAGTTTATAGGGCATTCCTAAGGCGTTTGCTAAGGCACGGACGGTGCAGTCATTCTCTTCGCCTTGGAATCGCTCTACGCCTTTGGAATCGCTCTTAATCACAGTGCTCATAATTTCCCTTTCATTGATAAAAAACTGCCTTTATACCTATATACAGAACAGATTCATACCAGAAAAATCCTGGGGTTACTTAAGTATTTGATTTTATTGAGTTCATGCACTGCAACAAGTATACCTAGAGGAAACCCTTATAGACAGCCACAATCCATTGTTGTATGAAAACAACATTGTGCGCTGCAATATG